CGGTGCTGATGCTGACCTGTGGAACGCGCATTGGTGAGGTGCGGCAGGCGCGCTGGTCGCGGATCGATTGGAAGCAGCGCGAGTGGTTCATTCCCAGGCGGGAAACCAAGACCAAACACGCTGACCATGTTGTGCCACTGACTGACCAGGTGCTGACCTTCCTGCAGCATTATCGTGAGTGGCAGCAGGCAGGTGGGTATGACGGAGACTTTTTGTTCCCCTATCGGCGCGGGCGTGGTCGGCGGTGCCTGGGCAAGCGGTCGGCCACTACTTTGTTCCAGCGCCTGAGCAATAGCGACTGGGTCAGTCATGACCTGAGAAAGGTGGCGGCAACGTCGTGGGGCAATCTCGACGTTAACCCGCTGGTGATCGACTTCCTGCTGCATCACAAGCTTGGCGGGGTCAATCAGGCCTATATCGAAACCATCCTGGTGCCCTTGCGCAGGGAGGCCCTGGGCCGCTGGCACGCCCAGCTCGATGACCTGGGGTTTACCGCTTTCCATGTCGGCGCGTCTCCTTTTGCCTGCGTGACAGCTACGCGACCGCGAAAAAACCACAAACAGATCCAGGCCAATACCGGCGCTGGCTGGCTGGATTAACCCGCCTCAATGACAGGGGATGAGGTTAGAACCCGGAATTGGTCACAAGTTAAGCTATTTGCCGGCACTGGATGGCATCGCGGCGCCGATCAGGCAGAGCCCTTGAGGGGGCGAATGAGGTCTGCAGTGGCTGGGATCGATGCCGGATCGGTTGGGGCTGTTGGTGTTTCCGGCCGTCTCAAGTTGTTGTATCGAGGGAGAGGTGAGCGTGACGCGTAACACGGAAGAAATGAGCGCCGAAGCGATCCGCCAGGCCAAGCACCGGGAAAAGATGGATGAGGCGGGCTTTGCGGAGGTCCGCGCCGAGCTGGGCGAAGCAACTCGCACCATGCTGGCGGAGCTGCGCGAGGCGAGAGGCGGCCACACTGGCCCCTATACGTTGGTGGAGTACCTGGACACGACAATAAGGCGCGACTACGAGTTGCTGCAGCAGGAGCAGGGAGTGCGCGAGGGGGTGGTGTGCACCAACTGTCGCAAGCCGCTACCCCGTGGCTGTGGTGGGTTCTTTGCCCGAGAGGGTGCATGCCTAAGGGCGGTCAGCGACCGCGCCCTGGCGCTGTAGAAAAGCGGTAATCAGGGCGCGGGTTTACACAAAAAGTGTAACGCTACACAAAAACGTTGATTTCCTTTGCACTTTCCCCTAACTTATTTCCTAACGTGGCGTTGTAGCGATCACGGCGCAGCAACATCAGAAAAACCCAGCGAACCCTCGGCCTCCCGGTCGGGGGTTTTTTTATGCCTTTCTCCCAGCGCGGGAGGTTCCGAGATGGACGACATGACCCCCGATAAAGACCCGGCCTTTCTGGCCGACCTCCTGAATCTGCTGCGAGAGCACGGGCTGGCTGCCGGCTTGGGTGCGAGCCTGAGCTGGTTGCGTATCCGCTGGGATGGCAAGGAAACAAGCCTTAAACGCCAGTTGCTGGAGGCCTCATTGAGTGGCGCTTTGGTATTCCTGGTAGGCATTACCTGCAAAAAGCTGGGCCTATCGGATGGCTGGTCGTTCGCGGCCGCCGGCATCGTCGCTTACCTGGGGATTGAGCAAGTGCGTCAGCTTGGCCGCAAGTGGGCCGAGAAGCGGGCCGAGGCGTGATCGCCCGGCCGGTGCTGTTGGTGTTGGTCGCCCTGGTCGCGTTCTCGCTGCAGGGGCATTTCGATTGTCGAGAGTCGGCGGCCTGTGCGGTCGTCTTTGCGCATTACGAGGGCATGCAATGAGCGTATTAGAGCAGCCACGGCTATTAAGCGGTCTGCAGGGCGAGGTGGTGCACAGTCTCGGCACCTTGAAAAGCGATGCCGAGCGCCTGGCCAAGGCCATGGGACGCATGGCGGATGTGGACCAGCACGCGGTAGAGCGGGGCATGATTGCTTTGCGTCGAGCCGTCGCCCAGCTGGAAAACGCCGTTACGCGTAACGCGGAAGGCTAAGCCATGTTCAAGATCGGCCTGGACAATGCGCCGGGCGTGTCCTCGGCTCTGCAGCGGTTGTACCGTGACCAGTTGCCATTCGCGGCTGCGCTCACCGCTACCGAGCTGGCCAAGCTGGTCAGGGCCGGCGAAACGCGGGTAATGAAACAGCGTCTCGACCGGCCAACGCCAACCACGCTCAATAGCCTGTTCTTGCGTGCGGCCACCAAGGCCAAGCCCGAGGCGCGGGTTTACTTCAAGGACTCATGGTCGTCGGGCATTCCTGCTGACACCTATCTGCAGCAGGCGGTGGCCGGCGGGCCAAGGCCGCATAAGCGCTTCGAGAAGTCGCTGATAGCTAAGGGGCTGATGCAGTCCGGTCAGTTCGCCCTACCGGCGTCGTACATGCTTAACCAGTACGGCAACGTTTCGCGTGGGGTCATGACCCGTATTCTGTCAGGCCTCGGGGCTGCTGAGTCGGCCAGTGGCTACCAGTCCAACGCCACGGGCAGTAAGCGCAGCAAGCGAAAGGGCAATGCCCGCCGCTATTTCTCTGGCGTGGTCGATGGCACCGATGGTGTGTGGGAGCGCATGGACACGGCCTTTGGCGATGCCATCCGGCCGGTGTTCCTTTTCAGCAAAAGCGCACCGATCTACCGCGTTCAATTCCCGTTCTTCCGTATCGCGGAGAACATCGTTACGGCCAACCACGGCCGCGTCTCGACCGAGGCGCTCGAAAGGGCCATTGCCACGGCGAAACGGTGAAAAAGTCGCGAAAAACCCTCGGTTTCTGGCCCTCAGGGGTTGACGGGAGGCGGGGGAGGCTATCCGGCCCTGCCCCCACCCCCCGGCCTGCGGGTCCTCCCGGCACCCCCGGTGGATGGGGGTAATTCGGGCCCCGCCTTGTCGCTATGTATGACCCTTTTTCGGAGGTTGGTTGTTGTTTCGTCTATGGCCATTTCATCGATCACCCGCAAGCCGTACTGGCTGAACAAAAAGAGCATGGCCGAAAGCCTCGGGATTTCGGTCCAGGCCTTTGATAAATGGGGCGTCGAGCCGGTCGCAAAGATCGGCCGCGAGTCGTTTTACGACACCCGTTCCGTGCTGGATAACCGCCTGGAGCATCAGGGGGGGAAACAACAACCCGGCAGCGAGCTGATCGACCCCTTGGCTGAGGCGAAGCTGCTGCAAGAGCGGTTGCGCCTTACCAGGGAGCAGGCCGACGCCCAGGCGATGCGAAACGAGGTCAAGCGCCGGAATTTGATACCGGTCGAGTTCATGACGTTTGCCATTGCCCGCCTTTGCAACTTGCTCGGGTCAACCCTCGACACCGTGCATACAAAGGTCAAGCGCAAGCACCCCGATATCGAGCCGCGACACCTTGAAGCGATGCAGCGCGAGGTGGCCGTTACGCGTAACGAGACGGCGAAGCTAAACGAGCGCTTGCCGGAGATTTTGAATGAGTTCATTGCCGCCATGGCTGACGACGGAGGCTGACCCGCCGTGGCTGATGCCGTTGGCCGACGCTATCAAGGTTGGCTTGTCGGCGTTGTACAAAGAGCCGCCGATGACCGTCGTGGAGTGGGCGGACAAGCATTTTTACCTGTCGTCGGAGTCCTCCTATCAGGAGGGGCGTTGGACGACCGCCCCCTTTCAGGTGGCCATCCTCAACGCGATGGGCAACGACCTGATTCGCGAAGTCAACTTCGTGAAGTCGGCGCGGCTTGGCTACACCAAGATGCTGATGGCTTTCATTGGTTACCTGGCGCAGCACAAAAAGCGCAACGTGCTGATGTACTGCCCGACCGAGGGTGACGCCGAGGGCGTCATGAAGCGGCACATTGAGGGCATGATTCGTGACGTTCCCGTGGTGCTGGAACTGGCGCCCTGGTACGGGATGAAGCACCGCGACAACACCCTGGAGGCCAAGTGTTTTGCCAACCGCAAAATGCTGTGGTGCCTGGGGGGTAAGGCCGCCCGTAACTATCGGGAGAAAAGCCCCGACACCGTCATTTACGACGAGCTGTCAAAATTTGACGAGGATATCGAAGGCGAGGGCGCGCCCACGTTCCTGGGTGATAAGCGCCTGGAGGGCGCGACTTTTAAGAAGTCGATTCGCGGCTCTACGCCGACCGAGTCCGAGAAGTGCCAGATTTCCCGAGCCGCCATCGAGTCGCCACACGACCTTAGATTCAACATCAAGGCGCCATGCTGCGGCACCGAGCTGGTGCTGCAGTGGGGTGGCAAGAATGAGCCGTTTGGCATCAAGTGGCGGCTCAATGAACGTCAGGAAGTCGAGGCGGCATGGTACCTGTGCCCGCACTGTCAGGGTGGCACGTTTGAGTATCACGAGATGGTCACGGCAGCAGCCGAGACGGGCCGCTGGATTTGCGAGCGCTCTGGAATCTGGACCCGTGACAGCATGGAGTGGTTCGACGCCTCGGGAGAGCCGACCGCAACGCCGCGCTCAGTGACATTCAGCGTGTGGACGGGCTATTCAACGTTCACCACTTGGGTGGATATCGCGACCGACTTCGTCAAGATCGGCAAGGACCGGGGCAAGCTCAAGACCTTCGTCAACACCACGCTAGGCGAGGTGTGGGAGGAAGACCAAAGCGAGAAGCTGGACTGGGAGCAACTGCGCGACCGCCGCGAAGTGTTCGCGCACATTCCAGCTGGAGCTGTTGCCCTGTTCGGTGGCATCGATACCCAAGACGACCGTTACGAGGGCCGCGTGTGGGCCTATGGTGCTGGTGAGGAAGCATGGCTAGTTCATCGCTTTATTCTGACCGGCGACCCGGCCAGCATCGAGCTTCGGCGCAAGGTGGGCCGCGAGATTCACCGCCATTTCAAACGCGCCGATGGCTCGGTGATGCGGGTCGAGCGGTGGTGCTGGGACTCGGGCGGCCACT